TCCTACATCTGGATATACTCTGTCCCCTAATTCATTAAATATAGTTATAGCCGTTAAAGTGCTTTCAGGAAAATCATCGGGTTCAGGAGGACATCTATCCCAATCTATTTCCTCACCAGTTTGCTCACACATTCGTAAGTACTGGTCTTTTGTCATGCCTATGGCAGTATGGTCAAGATATATCTTTAGTTTGTTCTTTATCTTTTCCTTTGAAGTTTGTACGAAAGTTTTCTAAATCAAAGACTACCTCATTGAGCCAATTATCAAACTCGGTTGAATTTTCTACTAATGATTGTGCATTTGCTTCTGAAAATTCTAGTTCTTTTTCAACATCTTGATTTTTTAAATCTACAAGTACTAAATCTTCTAGATACCCTAATTTTAGTCCTTTCCAACCTTTTACAGTTGATTGTGTAAATTCAATAACAAATTTCTCATCATCAAGTGTTTCTTCAAAAGCTCTTGTCTTTCTGTTAAACTTATTTTGTGTGCATTTCTTTCTTAATGCTACAAGCTCTTTTCTGGATAGATTCGCGAGCTCTACTTCGAATCCCTCGAGTCCGGGAAACTCGACCCAAGTGGTTTTACTGTCCACTAATAAACTTTTTAGTTCCATGTATTATTCTCCTAAGAATATTGTGTGATTCTTGTTCCTAATGCTGTATTGTCAGTAGAAGTAAAGTCATAGCTTTGTAAGTATACAGAACCTGTCTGTAACCTTGCAGTATATGATGCAGGATTAATATTTATTTGAAAAAATCCATTATCACTAGACGCTTTTCCTACTTGTACTGCTTTTATTATTAAATTGCTATTAGTACTAAAGTCATCAAATTGTGTTATATTATTATCTGTTTGATATTGTCGAAGCTCTCCCGAAACAGTTCGACTATCTATTGTGTATGTACTCGGAAACATTGCATTACTAGAATTTGTTACAGACAAACTATTTTGTAGTGTTTCAAATGCTGTCCAATTTATATTAGTAGATATTCTTAATGAAGCTCCTAAGAGATTATTCATATCTAAAGAATCTAATGTTATAACTGGATAAATTAAAAGAGGAGTTCTTGTGGCTGACTCAGATTGAGCACTGCCAGGTATGGTATAACTTTCGTCACCAACTCTTGATAATTTTATTCCTTGTCCTGTTAATTCAACCTTAAATTGATCTTTTGGTTGAAAAGTAAAAGCACCTTCTGTAATAACTGCACTTTCTATTTTAAAAGTACTGCTTCCTGTTTGTACATACATATCAAATGATTTTAATTGTTCATTATCAACTAAATCACTTAATAAATCTAAGACAATGCTTTCATCTTTCTCTATTGTTAACGGAACTGTAAAACTAAAATTAGCCTCATTGGCTTTTGTTATAGTTGATCCCTCTAACATCTTTGATTGATCGTGCAAAGTCTTTACTGGGTACGAATCTTCCGCAAATGTTTGAGAAAAAGAGATGGCGGTAGTAGTATGTATTCTATACTTGTTACCGCCATACACTATGTATAGTTTACTCTCACGAAGAAAACTATATGACATTTTACTAGGCGTCTAGTACTCTAGCACCTGAAGCAGCATAACCGCTTTGAGTGTGAGAGGTACTACCTAAGTATTTAACTTCCATTTCATCCCCTGTTAAGAGGTCTGAACCATGAGCTGCAAATTCTACTGAAGTTGAGATAAGGTCTGCTACTTCAATAGTTGGTACAGTTAAATGGCATCTTGGCATATTAAATTCAACACCTGGTGCTGTAAAGTCATCTGCCTCCATACCTTCTCCATCTGTATCCACAGCACCTGCTACACCCATAAATAATCTTAAATCAAATGTGTTTGTAACTAAGTCTGTTGCGTTAGCTAAGTCAGTTAAAAGTTGGTTTGAACCATTGGATTTTGTGTCAAGGTACATGGTTAAAGAACCACTAATTACCCTAGCACCAGTAAATGAACCAATTGGTTTATCTACTATACCGATAGTTTCTGGTGTTACGTAAGTAACGTTGTTTGCTATAGTTATAGACCCACCAGTGATGTTAATATCATAAGTTTTATTGTCTAAACCATTTGAAGCTGAGCCACCGCCTTGTGCGTCTGCATCTAAGTATAAACTTGAAAGTTTATTTCTTAAGTAGTCAGCATCACTAGGACCAGTAGTATCTACAAAGTTAAAAGTCTCTGTATGAGTATCTACATTAGAACTAGTTGGCGCTCCTGCTGAAGTTCCTTGTATTATAAATTTAGAAGGATCTTCTAGTGCTTCTTCCACTTGGTCAATTGTTGTTGCGTTTCCTGACCAAGTAATTTGTGCTATTCCATCGATTGAAAAATCGATTTCAGCTTGGTTAACCTGTGCGTCGTTTAACCTGTACGTTGTATTTTCTAGTGCGAAATACAAATTAAGTTTCATAAGTTCGTGAACATCTGATTGGTCAAACTTACATAATGAACCAAATTGAGAACCAGTTGTTACTTCTACAGCAGCACCTGAGGTGTCTGATGCATTTGGTAATCCTGTTCCTGCTATTGCAGCCCATAATATATTTTCAACACAGTCAAAAGTTCCATCTGCTCTAAAGCTGTTTGCTCCATGCACAAATGGTCGTACATAAGTACCGAATGACCATTCTGCTGGTGGTAAAGAATCGTTGAATCTTTTGTTTCCTCTATTAGGTGCAGCACCTGCTTCTGATATTGTTACATCAGTTGAATCAGATCCTTGTGAGAAACTGTATCCATCTAATACACCAATTCTGAATGTGTTTGCATCTACTTCATTACCTTTGAACTTTCCAGTACCAGTTCTTGAACCATCTGTTGTTGTTGTTGCTGCGACAGTGTCAACAGTTACAACTAAACCTGTGGCAGAACTATTATTAGTACCAGCATAGTTTTCTACAGCTGTTTCGGTTGCAGTTTCGTTTACTACGAACGCTGCCCCTCTGAAGTTATTTGGAACATTGATAGTAGCTACTGGGCCAGTTGAACCGCCTCCAGTAATAGATGCTACTATTACCTTGAAGTTAACACCACTTCCACTAGTTGTACCTAGTGTTACGATATCACCTACAGCGTATCCTGATCCTGCAGTACTAACATGACAGGTTTTTACCCCACCAGTTGCACCAACTCCATTTACAGAGCTTACAAATACTTTGGTATTTCTCGAGAGATTTAAAGCCATTGCTTTCTCCTATTATTTTCTTTGAAAGTACAAAGCTAGATATTTATCAGTTTGTAATTTCTTTTAGTACCTACACAATACTGTCATTTCTCCAATTCCGAGTGGAGCTAAAACTCCTTCATCTGTGGATAGCGACTGTAAAGTTAAGGAAGTCGTTGTTAAGTTTGGACTTACGGTATCATCATAAATCAAAACATCATTGTCGTCTATAACTCTTTCAATGTCTTCCATTAATAGAGCTAAGACCTCTTGAGGGTCTTCTTGATCTTCGACATAAACTCTTATATCTAAACCCAGGAACCTCCATTTAAATTCATTTGGTTGATATTCTCTAGTTTCATCTCCAGAGACCACACATACTTTTGGGAACTCTTGAATTTCATCTAAAAATATCATACTGCCATGAACATTATTAAATACATTTGAATTGTTTGGAAAGTTTCCATCAATTTTTTGTAATTTATCTACTAAGGCATCAACTATCTTTTTTCTTGCTGTTCTATATTGTGATGCCATTATTTTCTCCTAAGCTGTACAAATCTTTGTGTTGTTTCTTGTCTAGCTAATTCTCTTATACTTTTTGTTATTAAATCTTTTGGATTATATTTTCCACCCCATCTACCACTATTTTCAAAGGTTTGATATACTCCTGGTTGTCCACTTCTTGGAGGTGTTCCTCCTCCTGTTTTCATATAAGTATAATCTCCTGTTAAACCTGTTTTAGTCTCTCTTATATTTAATAATTGAGGACTGTTTGAAAAAGTACCTGATCTATTAGTTAATACTCCAGGTCTTCCCATATTTCTTCTAATTTGTGCTGGTAGCTTTCTATTTATTTTTGTTTTTAAAGCTTGTAAAGTTTGAGTTCCTTCTCTTTTACTTTTCTCTGGTCTTTCTGCTCCAGCTTTTTGAGATACACCTGCCACCATTACTGTACCGAATCCTGTTTGTGGAATTGATTTTTCTCCTTTTTTTACATTAAAACTATCTGATAACTTTTTAAAATGTTTATTAGCTTTAAATCTTTTATCAGGTTTACCTTTTTTTGTTAAAGGACCTAATAAGGTTAAAACCGTGTCTTCTATAACTATGTCTTTTGGCTTTTTACTTCCTGAACTATTTAAAAG